TGTAGCCTTGAATGTACGCGCCATTCACCGCCATCAACACAGTGAGCGTGTCGCCGGTGTATCGGACGAAGTTACCCTTGGTGTTAGAGCCCACGCGAAAGCGCGAGTCGCCACCGGACTGGTACGCATAGCTCGGGGGGAGGTTCTCGATCACGCGGCCGAGGGCGTTACCCGACCCATCCACGCCCTCTGAGATACGGAAGTGCGGCACGTAGCACTCTTGCCCGCCTTCGGTGCGAATCGCCTGAAGCAGCGCGAACCGGAACCAGATGGAGATGGGGAACGGCGACTGGTCGGCATCCGTGAAGTTGTAAACCATCCACGGCGACACGGTGTCGCGCACGGTGGGCATCTGCGACGAGCTGCCCGCCGGGTCATAGTCGCCCGAGAACGACGCCTGCGTCAGCCCGACGGTGGTCAGGTGGTCGTCGAGGTCGACCATTACCTGATGCGCGCCTGCAGCAGTGCGGAGGTCGTACTGCGTGGTGGCAGCGGACTTCGTGGCGATGGCCATGGCGGTCCTTACAGCTTAAAAATACGGTTGGCTCCATTATCCCAAGTAATAATTATATCGCCCCCATTTGGCGTAATCGGCAGCCCCGTAGCCGTGTCGATGTACGCGATCAGGGGGCTGGTCGCGTCGGAGCCGGTGTCCTTGTAGATAATGATGGCTTCGATGGAAGCGCCCGTCACCGAGGTGAACGTCACATCGTTCGCGTCCGCAGCGCCACCAGTCGTGGCCTTGCCAGTGAAAGCGCCGGAGGTCGAGATGCGCGCGCCGCCGCCCACGTCGGACAGGAACTCATGCGCCGACAGGTTGACAGTGAAGGTGCCGGAGTCTACGAGCACCGCCTTGATGGTGTCCGTGGTCCAGTTGAACTGGCCTTCCAGAAACCGCTGGCGGGCCTTGTCGAACAGTGCGTTTGCCATTGTGGCAGTCCTCTGGGAGATGTGGTCAGTATAAGGGTGCTGAGGCCGTAGGGGGAGTCGCCCCACGCCTCAGCTGCCGGTGTTATTCCGAGTAGCGCGCTCGGTTCAAGCTGCTCACCGCCGGCTGGAGCCAACACCTTGCTTGTTGTATTCGTCGATGCGGTTCTTGGCGGCGTTGTAGGCTTCGATCACGCCGGCGGCTTGGGCGTCGCACTGGGCTGCGGCACGAACAAGATCTCCCGCACCTTCTTCTCGGTCTGCGGTGGCGTCGAGAGGTTCGGCGGCAGGGCTGGGAGTGCCGGGCACATTACCGGCGGAGGCAGCTTTGCACGACCACTCGTCGCGCAGCCGCTGCTTGCCAGAACGCAGATCAGCAATGACATCAGTACGCTTGGCTTCCGCATCTTCCATTCCTCGCTTGTAGGCCGCTTGGGCGGCAGTGTTTACGGCAGTGGTCATGTCGGCGCTGGCTGCGGCGGACTCGGCAGCAGCGGCGGCTTGGGCGTCTTCGTCCAGAGCCATGTGGTCGGCCATCTCGAGAGCAGCCTTCTGCTCCGCATTGTTCTTGCCCACGCGGTGCCCGCAGCCGAAGCCGGCGATGGCGATGATCAGGGCGACGAGTACTCCAGCGACGATTGTGTTCACTTGATGTCCTTCAGGCAGTAGGTGTACTCGGCGTTGCGGCGCGTGAAGAGGCCTTTGACGAAGACGTACTCCCACTTGCCGTTGGCGAGCTTCTTGCCGGTCTTGACGTAGCTCCAGACCGGGCGATTGGTGCCGGGGGCGTAGGCCATGGATCGGCAGCCCTCGTTCCAGTTACCGCCGTTCCAGTACGCCATGGAGCGGGAGCCGCAGGTTGCGTCGACCCCGTTGTTCCAAGCGAAGCTGGTGGCGGCGTCGAACACGCTCTGCGGCGGGGTGAATACCGGCGGCGGGCCGAAGCACGTCTCGAGCTTGTCCTGCACCTTGATGATGGCGGCCTGCTCTTCCTTGAAGCACTTCTCGGCTGACCACTTCTCCCCGACGATGATTGGGGTCGTGGTGACGTGCCGGGTAAGCCCGTGGCACACGGTAGGCAAGCCCTGCGCCAGCTTGTCGGCGTAGACCGTGGCGGAGCCGTCCTTGTTCGTGCCGCCTTCGAAGGCAGCGATGAGGCCGACTACGGCGACCGTGCCGAGCATGACCTTGGGGCCGTAGCGCTTGGATGGGCGGGGGGCGTTGGACTCATTCATCGTCTTCCTCCACTTCGTGCAGGAAGATCAGCATGCCGTTCCAGTGCGTGGCCGGAGGGAGGTCTTGGGGGTGGGGCACGATGCGGACGCGGCAGGCGAACTTGGTGCCGTCGGGCCGAACCATGATGAGCACTTCTTCGAAGGTGCGGTGCTGCAGTGCGGCGGTAGCGAACCCGGTGAGGTACGTCGGATTCAGCGAATTCGGAATGAAGCGGTAGTAGCCGAAGCCCGTCAGCTCGTCGCGGCCGCAGCCGACCATGCGCGCGTAGGCGGTGTTGACGTAGCGATTGCGCCCGGTGTTGTCGCACACGAACAGGGGCTTGGAGTCCAGCTCCATGCGGCCGTGAGCCATGGCGGTGATGTCCGCCAGCATGACGTTCTGGTTCTCAAGGGTGTGGGTCTGCCCCTTGAGCTGCTCATCGATGGCTGTGAACTGGAGCGTGGTGCGAGTATTGGACTCTACGAGGGTCCGGAAGTTGTCCCGGGCCTCCATGAGGCTCATGGGGAGCTGGCGAACGGCGCGGCGGTGCTCTTGGCGGGCTTTCCACCACGCCGCGATGCGCTTGCGGCGCTTGCGGATGTACAACGCGAGCGCACTGATGCCCGCAAGGATCAGGCCCAGCGTGATGCTGGACCAGTCGAGGGATTGGATGACGAGCCACATGTATTCCACGGTCTGGCTCCTCAGTAGCCGCCGTACGCGACGGCTCGGTATTTATGCTCCCGGCGCTCGCGTTCGGCTTTGGCGCGGTCACAGTACATTTCGAATTCGTTGCGGAACTGCTCCGCACGGCCCCGGTCGTAGGTCTCGGCATCCTGCTTCTGATGCGCGAGGTACTTCATCCAGTGCAGCAGGTGTCGGTGGTGGTGCTCGTCGATCTCGAGCGGCAGACCGGCGCTGTCGATGGTGAGGCGAGGCATCCGGTACAGCACCAGCTTGAGGGTGGTTTCCTCCAGCGGAATGGCCACGAGGCGGAGCTTGTTCGGCTCCATGCCCTCGACCGCCCCGGTGACTTCGCCCGGGGTGCTGTCGAACCGGAAGTTGCTCACGTACTGACCGTAGTCGTACTGGCCGCCTGCGCCCCCGAGCTGAAGGTCTTCGTAATTCAGCAGCTGGATGTCGCGCCCCGTGGCGGCGTTGCGCACTGCCCGGATCTTGAGGATCAGCGGGCTGACGGTTACGAACTCCGCGCCAGCCGCCGCCACAAGAGTGGTGAGGGCCGACGAAGAGTCCGCGATGCCCCCGTGCATACGGCAGAACATCTTCTGGGCATCATCGATGTACCCAAAGATCTCCGCATCAGACCAGAGGTACGGAGTGGCTTCATCCCGTACCTCTGCCCGAAACCGCTGCAAGAGGGCCGTGCTGTCCATCAGTCGTTGTCGGCCTTGTCAGCCTGCGCGTCGTGATACGCCTGCCACTGGCCGGCGATCTCGCGAGCAGCGACCTTGAAGCCCAGCTCGTGGCTGACGGCATCGACGGTCGGGGAGCCAGCGGCGGTGAAGGCCTCGCGCTCGTTGCGCTTGACCAGCTTGAGGATCGCGGCGTAGATCAGCGGGTTGCGGTCTGCCGGGTCCTGCGGGACGTCGGACTTCTCTTCCTCGTCCTTGATGTCAGGGGCAGTGCCATCCGGCGGCTGAGCGCCGATGCCGATGGCTTCGTTGTACGCGGCCTTGGGCACTGCGGTGGGCACGCCCTTGGCGAAATGGATGACGTGGCCCTTGGTGGTGGCCAGCGTGTAGGTACGGTTCAAGACGAGCAAGACGGGGTCGGCCATGTGAGCGGTCTCCAGAGGGGTGTCGTAATGGTCGAAGGGGGCCCGGAGGCCCCCTTCGGGTCACAGACCTTAGTGGGTCTGGGTTTCGTTGACGCGGTTGCGGATCACGTACATCACCCGGAGGGAGACCTTGCCGAGGGTGGCATCAGCGACGGTCGGGGTGACCGTGAGGCGGATCTGGTCGCCGTTGCTGACGTACCCGGTGGGCACCAGCGCAGTCCGGCCGGCGGCCTTCTTGTCGGTGACACCGAGGTAGCGGGCGGTGTTGGTCGCGTCGCCGACGGAGACGTTGTACGCGGTCGACCCCGTGATGGCGGTCTCCGTGACGACTTCACCGCTGATGATGACGGCGTTCACCGGGAGCTTGATGGTGTCCACGACCGTCGATGCGGCGAAGGACTTGAAGTCCTTCAGCGCGCCGTTGATGTCGAGCATCGTGTCGTCGAAATTGAACACGAACTCGGCGACGAGCGGCCACTGCGAGCCGCGAGAAGCGATGAGCTTTGCCATTGTGATGTCCTCTCTTGGCTACGATTACTGGGCCACGTACAGGGACAGCACACCGAAGTCTTGCACGGTGTTGCCGCTGTAGATGGAGTTGAACTTCGGCTTCAGGAACCCGAGGGTCTTGCCGACCGAGATGCCCTGCTGGTTCTCGTAATCGAAGCCCTCTTCGACCCAGTACGGGTTGCCGAGGTCAGCCATGCCGAGCGCCTGCGCGCCGCAGAACAGGATCTGGCAGCCTTCCACGTCGCCCGCCGCGCCCCACTTGTTCGGCGCGGTGGCACCGGACGTGTTGAACACGTGGCGGAACTCGTGGAGCACGATGCCGTCGATCTCGACCACGTCGCCGGTGAACAGCGGGTTGTCCTTCGAGCGCTGGCGAGCCGAGCGCAGGTTGGCCATGTAGGTCGGGTCCAGCTTCAGCTTCGCCATCGCCTGCGGGGTCAGGAAGGCGTGGAAGGTCTCCTCGCCGCCGTTGCCCTTGATGCCGCGCATGTACTGGTCCTTGGCGTACGCCTTGGCCGCGATGAACAGCTCCCACATCGGGGTGTCCGCAGCGGTGACCGTGTTGGTCGCGCCGTTCGGGGTCAGCACCTTGGAGGTGCCGTTCCAGCGCAGGCGACGGGCCGAGGTCGGGGCCGCGACGTCAGCCGCGAACTCGAGGAACGGCAGGTCGGAGCCGGTACGGGCAACGCCGTTGTTGCGCATGGCATAGCTCTGACCGGAGAGGGTCAGGAACGCCATCTGGTCGACGCGGTCCGCCAGCCAGTACGCGAGAACGTCGCGGCTGTGGTTGCGGAACTCGACGACCGACTTCTGATCGGCCATGCGGCCTTCGTGGCGGTTCGCGTGACGCAGCTGATCGATGCGGATCACCTGATCGTACGACTTCATCGCCTCCTCGTTACCTTCGAGGAAGCGGTCACCGGCGACGCCGTCGCCTTCCAGATCCGCCAGCAGGGTGATGACTGCGCGAGCGCCCTTCTGCGACTTCTTCAGCTCGGTTACGTGCTGGATCATCGAGTTGGAGCCCTTGCCGAGGAACTTGTTCACGAAC